CATTGTCTATGTTGGTTGTTTAGACCTTTTTCGGTTGTACAACTTCTTAGATTGTACTACTTTTTGACCATACAGTCTAGATTCAAGGATTTTGGCATAAGGATCCCGCTTCCAGTTCCTACCAAGACCTGGCTTTAATTCTTTGGGCATTTGTGACCTAGTAATCGCCATAATTAACAACCAATAGTATGAGCAATTAATAAATAAACAACTGCAATTAACATTAATACTCTGTAGTGCAATTCATATTTATTAAACCAACTATGTAATGTTTTTTTATATTTTTCTATCATCCTACTACTTTTCCCCCTTCCCACTTCATATCTGGAAGTCCGTTCTCATAACTTTTTCCATCATAAGTTAGAACTTGTTTTCTGTTAGCACCTTTTTCATTGTAGCTTACGTGCACCCAGCCACCTGCTGGATCATCTTTTTTATAAAACTCTAAAATTAATTGATCAAAGTCAACGTTGTTTTGTAGCCAGTAAGCCGTCTTAATATTTGGAACACCTGCTATTTCAAAGTCAACCGCCTGGCCCTTTGCATGTTGTGATGTTTTTTTGCTGCCGATCGCTTCACACAGCGCCTCGGAGCGGTAGCCCGATGTTATTGTAATGGGTTTATCAAAGTGTGCACGAACGGGTTCTAGTATTTCATAGCATACGTTCTCTAGATTTTTAATATCACCAGCTCCTGGTGAGTTGTCGATACCCTTACGGGTAGCGGTCATTGATTTAGTCATCTCTTCTAATTTAAAATGTTTTGATAATTGCATAACTCCCCCTTATTCTAATATTAACGCTTTAATAGATTTTTCACCCATGTAGATCTCCGTTTGAGCTTTACCCTTATAGCATTTATAAGATACAGTTTCGCTGTACTGTCTCTCCGCTTCACGTTTCCCGCGAAGGCACATTCCCATTGACGGTTGAATACGGTGTTCTTTAATCTCTCCGTTTACAAACATTAATAATGCAAATACTGTTTCTATCATTGTGTCTTACTCCCATTTTTATAATGGATTTCTCTGTTAGCATCTTTTAATTCTTCAATATCTTCTAAAACTTTTTCCATTTGTTTTGTTAAAAATTCTATGTTGACTTTATTCAAAGCCATAGACTCAATATGTTTAATTAATTTGTCGGTGGTCTTGTAAAGATCCTCGATCATCATAAATTGTTCTGAGTCAGCCGGAAGCGAACCTACAGTTGCCCCCTCGGCCACTTGATACGGAATTCCGTATTTTCGACCACATCGGTTTCCATTAATTTTAGAGTTGTCTCCATCCGATTCTGAGACTCTATAATACCAAAATATGCCCACGTTCCAATCGCGACCATCGCGATCAACGAGGCTACCGTTTTCATCGGCATTTGAACTGCTGCTTCTTCTGAAATTTTGAGTGCCATTAGTTACAATTCATTTTATCAAGGTCAGCTGGTTTGTCTTTATAAAACCAGAACCAAGATTTAATTTTAGTTCCTTCTTGTGTATATGTACATTTAGGTCCAATTGAACATGAACTTAAGACAAAGACTACTACTATAAGAAATATTGTTTTCATTAGTTATAACTATATCCTGTTGAGGGTTGATTTGAATCTAAAGCTTCAAATAATTTTTTATGTTGTTCAATGATTTCTTTATCTTTATCCATCATACCATCGACCTGATCTTCCAGTTTTAAAACTTGTCGTTGAAGTGTATGTACTTTATCTTCGTGTACTGCCTGGATAGTTGAAAGCTCAAATGTACGAGATAGACTCCAGCCGGCTAACGCCAACAAGATTCCAACTAGCATTGTCATTAACTTCTCAATCATTTTTCTTAATTATACCCCAACTGTTATCCTGTGTTAATGCCTCTTCCTTTTCCTCAATATTATAGAAGAATTTATCAGTATCCTCGGTCTTCCACTTGCGCGTATCTTCAACATTCCACTCACTGGTTTGTACCTTCCAATCAGGAACTTCGTCTTTTACGGTAAAAGACGGAATATCCCATAAAATTCTATTATTAGGCTGCGCAGCATAATTACCATTTTCTAATGCTAAAATATGGGCACACTTATGTTCATGAGGAATTTCAGAATGATCAGTATCTACTATGTTACTTTCAGGATGGGCCCAGTCTACTGTAAACAAGTAAGCTCCAGGATGAAGTTTTTTATCTTTACCAAAATATTTTCCAGATTGTCCATCTAAGATGTCATAAGAAGTAACAGCAGGATAGTAACTAAAGCAATTCCAAAGCTCCAGCTCGTCCAGTCGCATCCTAGGAACTTCGGCTGCTTTGAATCCTCGTTGAATGAAGGCTGAAATAGGGAGACGATAGAACACAGCACCATTCTCCATAATAGCATGAAAGAGGATTGGACGTCCCGTAATACTTGCCAAGCCAAAGATAATGCAGTCTTCAACTTCACCATGATGTTCTTTAAGATCATAAAGATACTCTCTTCTAATTTGGGCGTATGTTACAGGAATATTTGCATTAAGATACGCCATAGTATCCTACTTTAGAATACTACTGCACCTATTACAATACCAACAATCACATAAGCTGCATGATGTTTATGATCCATCCACAATTTTTGTGCTTTAATTTTTAGATTTTCCATTTTTTCTCCTATGCAAATTTAACTTCATTTTCAAAAGAAATGTCTTGTGCCCAGTCTTTGTGAAAAGTATAAGTTCTTTTAGATTCCTTATTGCACTCACAAGATTCACAGTTGCATTCTTCATGCTCTGCGTTGCAGTGACACCCGTGGCCACACTTTTTACATTCTTTATTCATAAAATAAGTATATACGATTAGGATTAATCGTAAAAGACTGTGACAGAACTTATTCCGCCACTAATATCAACATAAGGCTTAGTTTCAAAACGAAGTCCTGGTTCTGGAATTTCGCATTGATACTCATCCGCAGCTAATGCTGTATTTAAGGTCATCATGATAGTACTTGTAGCACCACCATCTCTTAATTTAACGGTACCTACATTTCCACTATGTGCTATCCAAAGTGCTTTGACTCTAGCCGATCCACCAACTACATCGCCATCAGCAGTATGAAAACTAGATTTAATTGTTGTAAAACCCATAATTCAATATTCTATTGTAATTTATCTAGGGCGTCAAGAACGCCCTAGATAGTGTTATTTATTAGCTCCAAGGTTGAGCAAATGCTCCATTACCAATTAATTGAGCTTCAACTAACCAAATTAAACCATCTACTGCTCTACATCTTATGTGAGCACCTTCAAGTCCACCTTTAGTTGTTGCTGTCAAAGTCAATGTGTCAGTTCCACCTGCAGTAAAAGCAGTTACAGCTCCTGGATCAGTTGCTGTATTGTTGTAGATTGCCATTCCTCTGAAAACATCAGCTGTTGTTCTACCTGCTGCAGTTCCGCAGTTCAAAGTAAAAGTGTTAGCAGCTGTTAAACTTGTAGTCATAACAAATTCATAAACCATTCCAACTCTGTTTGTAGAAGTTGGATCATCAGATCCCGCTACTGCTGGAGTTGCTGTGTCTATGATTGAAGGTAAGTTAAATACAGTAACAGCGTTACCTAATTGTATTACTTTACCTTGATATTTATCAATCCCTGCAATGTCAGTTCCACCGTCAACTGTACCGCCTGTTGCGATTGATTGAGCCATTTCTGGACCTGTTCCTAAGAATCCTCTTAAGGATCTTACTGGGCCCGCAAACGTTGTTCTTGCCATAATTATTCTCCTAGTTAATTTGGATATCGTCTCTAGGCCGTCGACTATACGCGTCGATATCCAATTAATATTAATTGTATAGTGATTATATTATACTTAAAAAAAAGGGGCGCTACAAGAGCGCCCCTTAATAGATTTTTAGTAATCTAATTAAATAGATTACGCTGCTCCGCCAGTTCCGTAGATTCCTCTAGGGTCAGACCATCCGAAGACGTATCTTTCTCTAGCTTTGAATCTTACGTTACCAGTGTCGAAATCTCCTTCGATAGCTGTCTTGATAGGTGCTCTAACAAAGTGTTTTAGACCGTTAGGTGCATCTGTAATCAAGAACCACGCATCACTGTCATTTAAGTAATGGTTAACGAAGTATCCTTCAGGAACCATTCCCATGTGCATTAATGCGTTGATATCATTGTCAGCAGTGCCAACTCTTTGAGGTGATTTCAAAATTCTTTCAGCTGTGAATTGATTTTCTTTTGGAATAATCATTCTTCTAGCTTGAATTGCAATTTTTAATCCTCTCTCGTCAACAAACGATGCAATGTCTATCATGCCTTGTTCTAATGAGGTTTCAGACAAGTCTGCAGCAGTAGCCAGCGTATTGCTGAACGTACTGTTGTTAGCAAGTGAGTGATTAGTAACGCAAAGTGCGCTTCCGTCACCACCTGTGTAGTTAGCATCAAAAGCATTATTCAAAATCGCGGCAGCTTTCACTTGTTTAGTGTGTGCCATTGATCTTGCTAAAGCTCTTGTGTATCTACCAGCTAATCTGTCATATAGATTGTCTTCAATAGCTTCTTCAGTGATAGCAAAAGCGAGAGCAATTGTCTCGTTAGTGTATCTAGAAGTATAAACCTCAGTTGCATTGTCGTAAGTGACCATTGCACCTTCAGATTTAGTTGCTGCTCCAGCAAAGCCGGAAAGCATTACTTCTTCTTCGAAAGCTCTGTCAGACGATTCTGTCATGAAAATCGCTGCTGCTTCATTGTCGTATCGGTTATATTCAAGTCCAAATAGTGCATTCAGACCTGGTTCTAGTTCTTTGACTAGCTGTGCTCGTGATATTGCCATATGTCTATGCTCCTATTAGATTCCTGCACCTTTGTTACCGTAAAAGTGATTATTGATAACCACTAATGCTTTAACATTGCTTGCAGTTTGATCTTCGTTGTCCGGATCTTGAGAGACATCAATTACACGAACTGCTTGAGTCGTTTTAATATCATTCGTAGATCTGTCCAACTGAACTTTGGATATACCTGTAGTCGTACTTCCTGTAACGTTTGTTACATCGAAGTTTTGAAAAATGAAAGTCGTATTCAGATCATCGTCAACATCAATCTTGAAAACTACGCTTGGGTCATCGATCACGAACGCCATAATGTCGCTCGCTGCAATGCCACCTGCATAATAATTACTCCAAGTTGGTTTGCTAGTAGTAGGATCTGTATAAAAACAACCATTAAAAACACCACAGATTCTTTCACCGTTTGCTGCAGTGTGACGAACTATTGTTCCTGTAGCTGCAGCTTGAACTGCATCTCCTTGGAAAATAGCTGTCGATTCGCTTGCCGCAATACGATATCTATTCTGAGCATTAATAAAGGGACTTCCATCTATCTTACGAACTGGTTTCAGTCCGTAGGTTGATGATGTATTTGCCATCTTTATATCCTCCGTTGGCGATTTCTCGCCGGGTTAGTTTAAACGATTTTGGACTATAACTAATAAATTAGGTTTTTCGTCCGCCACCAAAAGTTACTCGAGACTGTCTATCAATATTGATAGGCATTCCCGGGTGTTGCTCCTTCATTAAATCGTTATCAACCGCGGTCATTGAATCTGCTGATATTTTTTTAAAATAATCAGCGCGCGATCTTGCGATCTCCTCAGGTATCCTTGCCAACACAAGGCCTCCAACCCCAATTAAACCAGCGTATTTTCCTTCATGAATAGTCGGGTATTCATTTTTGCCTAATTCACTTAACAGTGTTTCAGCTTTAAGAAATTCCCAACCTTCTCTAAGTCTTTTGGATACATTAGCTGAATCCATAAAACCCATACTCTCAGTTCTTATCCATCTCTGAACATAACCTTGAGGCGCCGCTGGCGCATCGAGACTAGATGGTGGCGTCCAGGGTTGATTACGTGTATCTTTATCTCTCTCCTGTGACGCGCGTGAGGTCTTTATTACTTCACTCGAGCTTTTTTTACTCATGCTTCCTCCTTCACGTATTTAGCGTATTCTTCTAGTGGCACCCCTAATTTTTTAGCAATAGCCACCTGTGATTTGGTGAGTCTCAC